GGTTCCCATGCGCGCTCCTCCTCGTCGAGCTCACGCGGGGTCGATGGCACGTCCTCCGGGAGTGGGCACCCGACGACGAGACGCTGCCCGACTTCCTCGCGCGCCTCGCGGCCGAGCTCGTGCCGCGTCGACTGTGGCAGCAGGGCAGCCAGCGCATCCCCATCGACAGCATCGTGGCCGACCCTGCAGGCGCAGCGCGCTCGGCGCAGACGGGCATCGCAGACCTCGACCTCGTGGCGCTGGCACCACCTCGCGGGCTCGGCATTCTGCCCCGCGTCGAGCGCGACCCCGAGCGGCGCGACATCGTGTCGGGCTGTACTCGCGTAAACCTCGCGCTTGAGCGGGGCGCGCTGACAGTTGAGCGTGCGATGTACGAGGCAGGACTGCGAGCACCTGCGACCAAGCGCACGCTGGCCCGAGCCATGACCGGCTACCGCTGGGACGAGAGGCAGCCAGGGCGACCGAGCAAGGACGGAACGCACGACCACCACGCCGACACGCTGCGCTACGCCGTGCGCGAGGTGCTGTGGTATCTGCCCGACCCTACGCGGCGCGAGGCTGCGCCTGCAGCCCCTGAGCGTCGACGTGTCGAGCTCGACCCGATGGATGTGCGCTGAGCTTGACGCGCTCGGGCAACGTGGTAGCTTGACCTCGGGGGCGGCCCTAGCCCGCGAGTCAAGCGTGTGTCGCGGGATGGTCTCGCGGCGCATGTGCTGAGTCTAGGCCTTGCCCCCGGCCAATCTAGGAGGTGCCCTGTGACTGCCATCTTCGTGAAGATCGTCCTCATTGCCTGCCACGGCGGCCTTTACAGCATCATCTGAGAGTCTCCCCCGCCAAGCCAAGGCTCGCGGAGTCCCGGCCCGACCATCGGTAGACGGTACCGCTGGGCGCCTTTAGCACTGACCGTGCGTGTCTTGGCGGGGGCGTGCGTTTTCTAACGCGCTGTGCTAGGGTGCGCGCATGGCACTCTCCGTACAGGTCAACAAGTACACCGCTCCCGAGGCCGTCAACGGCAAGGGCGTGGGCGTGCAGTCGTTGCCGGTCAATGACGGCGAGACCAACCTACGCCTCGTCCAGCTCGCCCCGCGCATCGCTGCGTATCGTGTGGCGATGCGCTGCGCTCCCTGCGCAGTCGGTGCCCAGGCGTTGCTCGGGCTGGCGACGCAGGCCACGTGGGATGTCGCAGCGGCGCCCGACTCGCCCGCGTCTGAGGCTGCGGCTGAGGTCGTGCGGCGCACGCTCGGTCTCGGTGGGTACGCCTCCCCGGTCATCGAGTGGGACGGTCGAGTGCTGAGTCTGCCGTCGTGGGAGACGCGCATGCGTCAGCTCCTGACCGGCGCGCTCTACGGTTTCGCGCTCGCTGAGATGGTCGCTTACCCCTACGAGGGCACCACGTACATCGACCTTGAGCCGCGCGACCAATCGAGTGTGCGACAGTGGGTCTATGAGGGGCGGCGCATCGTCGCGGTTGACCAGTGGCAGCGCGAGCCTTACGGCCTGTCCAGCGTTGGCTCGGTGCGTATCCCCTACGAGCGGCTTGTGCATCTCGTCTGGCCCTCGCTGTCTGAAGGCGTCGAGGGCGTGGGCCTGCTGCGTCAGGTCGAGCCTCTGGCCTCGGACTACCGGCGCGCGACCAACCTGCGCAACGTGCTCGTTCAGAGGTACGCGGTGCCGGTCCCTACTGTCACCATCGACGAGGACGCTCTCGCCCGTCAGCGTGGCACAGCTCCCTCGCAGCAAGAGTACGAGGCTGCGCGCGACGAGCTGCTGCGCGTGCTGCGTCGGTACACCTCGCACGAGGAGTCGGCGCTGGTTCTGCCTTCGTGGGCGTCGCTCTCCTTTGAGGGTGCGTCTGCTGCGTCTGGCTCTGGTCCGCTCTCTGCTGTCGTCAGCGACATCGAGCGCGAGATTCTGCAGGCGTTCTACGTGCAGTTCTTGGCGATGGGTGGTTCTGGCTCCTCGGGCGCCTACGCCACGGCGCAGGTTCACGCGGAGCTCGCGGCGCAGATGGCGGGCGACTTGTGCCAATGGCTGGCCGAGGGGCTTAGCTCCTACGTGCGCGCCATCGTCAATGCGAACATCGGCCCGATGCCCCTCGACCAGCTGCCGCGCCTGACTTACTCGGGCATCCGGTCGAGCCTGTGGGTGGAGAAGGTCGGCGACGTCGTGTCGCTGCTCTCTGCTGGCGTCCTGACTCCCACGGCCGAGGACGAGCGGGCGATTCGGTCCGCGCTCGAGCTACCTGCACCTACGCGGGCGGCTGAGGTCCGGTCTGAGCGTGAGCGTCTTGGGCGCACGGTCCGGCCGACGACTACACCTTCCACACTCCCCGGGGGCATCTAATGCCGCTTCTCTCGACCGAAGAACTGACGCCCCCCGAGGCTGTGCAGCGCGAGGCGCTCAAGGGCGTGGCTCTGCACGAGGCCGGGCGCTCTGGCGACGGCATCAAGCCCGAGACCATCCGGCGCGCCAACAGCATCGCCAACGGTGAGCCGCAGTCAGAGCAGTGGGTGACCAGCGAGGCGCCCGCGTGGTTCGCTCGTCACGAGTCGGATTGGGAGGAAGGCGTCGACGACGTCGAGGGCCAAGAGTCCCCCGGCTTCGTCGCGTGGCTCCTGTGGGGCGGCGACGCTGGTGAGGAGTGGGTCGAGGAGATGCAGCAACTGTATCTGGTGCGACGTGCGCAGGAGGAGGGCAGCGTGCCCAGCCCCGGCGTTTCGGCGCTCGCAGTCGAGCCCTCGCACCTCGCGGCCATCGCTGCGGGTAAGCCCAAGCGGTACTTTGAGGGCGCGCTCGGCACGATGCACGTGGACGGCCCGCTCTACCCCATCGACTACTACAGCATGCGGCTCGACTTGAAGCGCGCGCAGCTGCAGGGCGAGAAGGTCATGGTGATGCACGTCGACAGCCCCGGCGGCTACGTGGCGGGCGTGCGCGAGACCAGGCGTGCTATCGCTCGGGCGCAGGAGCAGGGCATCTACGTCCTCGCTTACGTCTCGGGCATGGCTGCCAGCGCTGCACTCTGGCTCGCTGCTGCGGCTGACGAGGTCGTGCTCTCGCCTCTGGCGCAGGCTGGCTCGGTTGGCGTCGTGGTGACTCTCGCGCGCGATGGCGAGGAAGGCAGCACGGTTGAGGTCGTGTCGAGTCAGACGCCCCGCAAGCGTGCGTCGACGAACGACAGCGACTACATCGCAGCCCTGCAGCGTCGCGTTGACCAGCTCGCGGGCATCATGCTCGGCGAGATTGCGGCCGACCGTGGCGTGGCTGTCGAGTCTCTCGGTGATGGCTCGGCCTACGCGGCCGACGAGGCCGTGGCGCGTGGTCTCGCCGACCGCATCGCGACCAATGCAGACGATTGGATGTTCCTTGGGGGCTCGATGCCCCTCGACTACCAGCGGCGTGTCCGGTCCGTCACGGCTGCCGCGTCTATCTCGGACGGCGACAGGGAGGCCCCGATGGGCGACGAGAACACGACGGTGCAGGCCGTCGACACAACGGCGCTCGGCGAGGTCGAGCGTCTGCAGGCTGAACTGCAGGCTGCGCGTGAGCAGCTGCAGGCCATTCAAGACGCTGCCCACAAGGCGCAGGACGAGCTCCTGCGGCGCGATGCGGTGGCGATGGTCGAGACGCACGTGGTCGGCGGGCGCATCCCGCAGGCCAAGCGCGGTGAGTGGGTGGAGCGTGCGTGCCGCATGGGCATCGACGAGGTCGCGGGCATGCTCGCTGACCTGTCGCCCATCGTCGCGGTCGCTGCCCCTGTTGGGCACGGTGGCGCTGCCGCCGATGCCGTGAGCGATGACCCCCGCTCTGCCGAGGTCCGGCGGGCGAATGACATGCTGGCGCGGTTCCGCGCTGGCCGAGGAGCGTGACATGGCTAGCGTGAATGGTCTGCAGTCAATCAAGAGCTACCGCCTCACGGGAACCGTGACGCGCGGTCGCATCGTCAAGGCCGACGGCGTCAGCGGTGGCATCGCCGCTGCGGCTCAGGCGACGGGCGCGGGTGAGTACCTGCTCGGCGTGGCTCTCACGAGCGGCGTCGCGGGTGACATCATCGACGTGCAGCTGCTCGGCAACTGCCCCTTCTCGGTGGCCGCTGCGGTCATCGACCCGGGCAAGTTCGTCACGGCTGACGCGAACGGCAAGCTCGTCGCGGCCGCCTCGGGTGACCGCATCGTGGGCATCATCCTCAGCGGCGCGACCGACACCGGCGCGACGGCTGACGGCGTGGTGTGTGAGCTCAACCTCCAGCACTCCATCTTCCCCTGAGGTATTGAATCATGAGCAGCGCAACTCAGTCTCAGCTCGCCCCGGTTAGCCCGATCCTCTCGGGCGCGGCCATCGGCGCGGCGCAGTCCCTCCAGGGCTTGGTGTTCCCCGCCTTGCCCATCCAGCCCGTCGTTCCGACCGCGAGCAAGGGCACCATCTTCGTCGAGAACAGCTCGGGCTACATGGGCAGCCCGCAGGTCGTCGCGACGGCCCTCGGCGCGGACTACCCCCGCCGTTCGCTCGGCGCGCCGACCACCGTGCAGTACAGCTGCGAGGAGTACAAGCTCGCGTCGGACGTCGTCCCGCAGAAGCTCAGCGAGCGGTCGCAGTTCCCCACGCCCCTCACCGAGCGTGAGGCTTCGGCCATCGGCCGCAAGCTCGCCCTCGACATGGAGGCCCGCACCGCGGCGCTGTTCTTCAGCACGGCGAACTGGCCCGACTCGACGCTCGGCGCTGTCACCGGCGCGGGCTCGCAGTGGGACACCATCGTCACGGCGACCCCGATGCAGGACCTCGCGGTCCTCAAGAGCATCGTGCGCGCGCAGGCATACGGCCGTGACGCCGACACGGTCATCATGGGCCGTGAGGTCGCGGACGCGTTCCAGCGCAGCATGGCCGCCTCGGGCATCCGTCTCGTGACCTCGGGCGCGGCCGCTGCCGCTCGGCAGGTCGCGAACGACGCCTACCTCAAGGACCTCGTCGCGGGCGAGCTGGGCCTCAAGCTGCTCATCGGCG